ATAGATGATTTGAAAATATCGTTAGGAGAAGCATTCGCCCCAATAGCGACCAGGTGGATGGAAGACTTTATGAAAAGAGTTGAAGAATGGCAAAAAAGCGGGGCATTAGATCCTGAAAAATTAAAAGGGCAAGCTGAACAATTAACAAAAGGTGCAGAAATAGGAATGCGAGGAATTATAGGAGCTAAAGGTGCAATTTGGGGAGCTCAATTAGGAACAGCAATTGGTGGACCAGTAGGAACAGCAGTAGGTGCTGCAATTGGTGGAGCTATTGGATATTATACGCCGGAAATAATAAAAGGTTTAATAGAACCGAAAGACCCAAAAAAAGAAAAAGAAAAACAAGAAGCTATAGCTAGAGCTTTTACTCCTGGAGCAAGTCAATCTGGTTATAATTCTAGCGATGGAAAGTTCCGCTATATGGGATATTCTGATGTTAAAGTACCTTCGATGGCAGAAGCACAAAAAGAAGAAGCATCGAGAATTGCAAGACAAAAAGAATATGACAGAAGGTCATATGAAGCTTTGCAGAAGGTTGTACTTGATATAAATGCGGTCAAAGCAAGGATAGCACCACAGCAAAATTTAGCACTTACTCAGCAAGATAAGACAGCACAATTAACAAGTGCAATTTCACAACTTGTATCTAAACAACAAAATAATAATCCCTTGCAACCATTTGATCCGAGCGCTATAACTAATGCTATCAGTTCTGGATTAAGTCCATTAAATAGTTTACCAAGTCTTTTGAATACTAGTTTGAGCACAATGCAACCGCCAATACCACAACCAGTATCAATAGAACAAGTTATAAATCATCAGGCTAATGCACAAATAGCTGCACAATTGTCAAATATAACAATAAATGACACAGCAAAAATTGAGAGTATAGCTAGACAGATAGCACAGAATGTTAGTCAGAATACATATAACACTATGATGTCAAATTTACAAGCTCAAATTCAAGCGTCACAATAATCTATGAAAGGAGTTTCAATATGAGATCAATATTTATGTTATTGCACGATACAGAACCGTTTATTTTTGTGATTCCACCGTCGGATTTCAAAATTACGAGCAGTCAAAACAGTGAAGTTGTAAAGATATTAGATGTTGGAGAAGTAGCATTAATAGGAGAAAAAAACATAAAAAAAGTCAATTTTTCTACATTTTTACCTGCTAAAAAATCTAAATTTTTTAATTTTTTACTAAATCCACACTCGCCGATGAGTGGTATAAAAAAATTGGAGAAATATAAAGATAATAAAGAAGTTTTAACTTTGGTAAGTGCTAATTATAGTATTTATTTTAAATGTTATATTGAACAGTTGGAATATGAAATAATAGAGAGAACAGGAGATATTGATATTACAATTGATTTGATAGAAGCTCGGAAACAGACAAGATTGATTGATGATGTTAATGAACTTTATGAGCGATATACTGGGAAGACTTCGCCAATTAAAGAGTATCAACTGGAAGAGAGATTTGAAAATTTAAAGAGTGGATTAAAAAATAAAATAAAAGAAAAAATTGATGGCTTGATTAAAGTTTAAAAAGGAAGTTTGAAAATGTTAAAGATTGTGATTAATGATAAAGAGCATATAAAAAAATTTGAACGAATTATTTGGAAGGGTGGAATAAATGGAACATCACGAACATTAGAAGTAAAATATTTAGATGATAATCAAATTGCTAATTTAGGAGATAAAGTGGAATTCTATGTTGATGCTGATAAATTATTTATTGGTAAAGTTTTTTCTGTTGAAGTTGTTGGAGATAGTAAAATTAGGACTTTTAATTGTTTTGATAACTCCATATATCTTAATAAAAACTATTTTGTGAAAAACTTTAATAAGAAAAAACCGTCACAAATATTGAAAGAAATTTGTGGAGAGTTAAAATTGGAAGTTGGAAATATACCTGAAGACAAAGTGGATTGCACTTATCCAGCAGTTAATAAGAGTGGATATCAAATAATTTTGAACGCTTATACGATTCAGCATAGAAAAGATAAAAAAATATATTCTATTGTTAGTAATGATGGAAAAATAGAAGTTGTGGAACAAGGAAGTTTGGCAGATGTTATGCTAAATTCTGAGCAAGATATAAAAAGTTCTAAATATGGTGAAGATATTGAACAAATGGTGAATCAAATTGTTATTTATAAAACTGAAAAAGAAAAACAACAAATAGTAGATAAAGTAGAAAATAAAGAGGACAAGGAAAAATACGGATTATTTCAAAAAGTAATGCAGTATGACAAAGATAGGGATAATATCATTAACGCTAAAGAGATGTTGAAAAGCGTTGAAAAAACAGGAAATATCACTTGTCTTGGTAATGTTTTGATACAAAGCGGTTATTCAATAGGAATACACGAGCCACACACGAACCTTGTTGGTAGTTTTTTAGTGAAAAATGATACACATACTTGGGAAAATGATATGTATTATTGTGATATAGAATTAACTTTTGAAAATGTGATGGATAAATCCGAATTTGAAGAAAAGCCAAAATCGAAAAAATCAAAAAGTAAAAAGAGTAAGAAAAACAAGAAAGGTGAGAAAAACAAGAAGAATGAGAAAAAGGTAGGTGCTAAATAATGAGCATGTTTGAAATACTTAACGATATGATTGACAATGGAGTGCAACAGCAATCCAACAATTTTATAAGAGCTAGTGTCACTAGTCCACCGCCTGAATTAAAAATAAAATTTGATAATGTGGAAATACCTTCAGAGCAGATTTACTGCTCTAATTTCTTATTACCGCATTATCACAGAACTTATAAAATAAATGGTGTTATTGATGAAATAACAATTGATGCTACAACTCAAACGGCAATAGGAAACGGACCTGCTTCACACACCCACGACCATTCAACAATTAAAGGTTCTGGAACTTATAAAAGTAGTAAGGATATATGGTTTGAAGACACTTTAAAAGTTGGAGATGAAGTTCTAGTTTTAGTGCTGGGGATAAATTATGTGGTAGTTAGTAAAATAGTGAAAATGCCAAGTGGTGCAATAGAAGGAGTGTAAATATGGATTTTGAAGAATTGTTTTTGAATCAAAACATAGAAAAAGAAAAAAAAGAATTACCCCTTTTTAAAGAATATGCAATTGATTTTGATACATTAGAACCATTGAAAAACGGCGATAGACTTGTTGAATTGACAGGAAATGAGGCACTTAAAGTATGGATATTTAAAGCACTTAAAACTAAAAGAAATTTTTACGAAATACATTCGGATAGTTATGGAAATGATTTGGACATACATATTGGTACGGTTTATCAGGAAAGTATAAAAAATGCTTTGATTATTTCAGAAATTAAAGATTGTTTATTAGTTAATCCGTATATTTTGGACTGCTATAATTTTGAATTAAACTACAACAACGATGATAATAATTTAAAAGTCTCTTTTAATGTCTCTACCGTCTACGGAGAAAGTGAGGTGTTATACAGTGAATAAAATAGAAGCGAGGAATAAGTTTTTATCTAATTTGGAAAATAATTTTTCTAAAATAGAAGGAACATTTAATTTTGACATTGCGAGTGCTTACGGAATAGAAGCTGAAGCAATATATAAATTGCTAGAATTTTGGGTTAAGCAAACTTTTATTGATACCGCAACAGAGGATGAATTTGTTGACTATCATGCAATGCTTTTTGGGGTAACTAGAAAACAAGGAACTAAAGCAACTGGGGAAGTATTAATAACAGGAAAACCTGGCACTACGATACCCGCTGGAACAATAGTATTAAAAACAGATGGTACAAAGTATCAATTGCTTTATGATACAACAATATTATCAAATGAAAAAGCGATTGCTGTGGTGGAATGTTTACAAAGAGGGGAGATTGGGAACTGTGCTATTGGAGAAATAGCAAATTTTGAAATTGCTAATGCTAATATTTTTACAGTGATTAATGAGAAATCGTTTACAAATGGATATGAAAAAGAACCTAATGATGTTTTAATATCAAGAGCGAAAGAAAGAATACTAAAACCAGCACATAGTGGAAATATTTATGATTATGAGAAATGGTCAAAAGAAGTAGATGGAGTAGGTAGAGTTCTTGTTGAACCATTGTGGAATGGAAATGGAACGGTAAAAGTAAGGATTGCCAATTACAAAAATGGAGTAGCCAATGAGGACTTAATACAAAAAGTAAAAGAAAGAATAGAAGCAGATAACGGTAGACCAGTTGGAGCTAATGTTACTGTAGTAAGTTTTGATAATAAAGATATTGAAATAACTGTTGGAGTTATATTAAGCCGAGGGGTGAAATTAAGCAATATATCAGATTTAATTATCTCTAAAATAAAGCAACAGATAAAAGATAATTCAGCGATTTATACTTTGAATAATCAGGAAATATTATCAATTAATCGAGTTGAAAAAATAATTTTATCAGTTGATGGAGTTGAAGATTGTAAAGTTTTAATTAACAATGATACAAAAAATATAATAGTAGATAGTAATGAAATATTAACAATAACAGGAGTTGTTGTCAATGAACAGTAAAATAAAGGTAATATCGAAAATCGCTAGAAATAGTTTACAAATTGACTTAATAAAAAGTTTGATAATGGAAACTCAAAATATAAAAAAAGATATCGAAAGATATAATGGATTTATCTTTTTAAACTTTTTCAATGAAGAACAGGTTTTAAAATATGAAAAATTTATGAATTTAGAACCCGATTTAAATTTGAGTTTACAGGATAGGCGGGATAGAATTTTATATCGTTTATTATCAAAGCAGATATTTTCACCAGCTAACTTAAAAGAGCAAGCCAGAATATTTACAAATGGAGAAGTTGAAATAACAGAAGTGTTTAATGAATACTATTTTATTATAAAATTTACAAGTATTTACGGAGTACCCCCAAATTTAAAAAATTTTATTAATTTTATTGAATTAAATAAACCTGCTCATTTAGGTTATAAAATAGTTTACAGCTACATGACTTGGGATGAATTTGATAGATACAATAAAACTTGGGACTCTTGGGATTCATTAAATTTAAGTTGGGAAGATAGAGAAAAATATAAAGAGTAAGGGAAGTGATTTAGAATGCCGGCGAAAAACAAGACAAGTTTAGGACTCAATCAATGGCTTGGGAATGAATATCCGAAGCGAATTGATTTTGTTGAAGACAATAAAATAATAGATGA